CTACACGCCGCCGCGCGACGGTGCGCTGTTGGCGGGGGTGGTGTTCGGCGTGACGTTCTCGGAGACCATCGTCAATGTCCAGGCCGATATCACGAGCGTGCGGGTGTCGTGGACGATTTCCGCCGCGATGCCGGTGGACGTAGTAGTGTCGATTAACGGCTTGGCGCAGCCCATCGTGCGCACGACTGAGCGTCAGGTCTCGGTTCAGGCTCAGACCGGTGACACGATTGGCGTCACGGTCACGCCCGTATCGACGACCGGGCGCGGCACGCCGTACAGCCAGTCGTATACGGTCCAGGGCCTGACCACGCCGCTGCCGGCGATCGCGGGCCTGAGCAGCGTATTTCGTGACGGCTTGACGGCGCTGGTTTGGGATCGAGCAGTGGACATTCGGCAGCCCGAATATGAGGTGAGAATTGGGGCGACCTGGACCAATGCGCGAGTCGTGGCCATCACTCAAAGCCTGGACGCGCTGGCCGTCGGCAATGGCCTGTACTGGGTTGCAGCGCGGTTTGCCTATCGTGGTTCGGCGCTTTATGGCGATCCAGCCAGTCTGCTGATTGCGGGCGCTACGCTCGTGCGCAACGTCCTGCTCACGCAAGACGAGGCCCCAGGATGGGCAGGCACGGTGTCAGGCGGAGCCTATATCTATGACGGCTCATTGACCCTGGCGCCGCAGGGCGATGTCCTGGCGATCGCCGATGTGCTTGCCGAGCAGGACGTGCTCTGGTACGGCGGCCCGGCGGCGAGCGGCATCTACACAAACGCCGTTGAGGACCAGGTTGATATCGGCTACATCACGCCCGTTCGAGTGGATTTCGATCTGGACGTGATGGCGCGAAATATCACCGCCGACATTCTAGGGGCACCTGATGTGTTGGCTGTGGCAGACGTTCTGAATGGCTCGGATCTGCAGAAAATCCGCGTCACGCCGCAGATCCGTCATGCGCAGGTCGAGGGCGGCTGGTCGGCCTGGCAGGACTACATCCCGGGACTGATCAATGCGCGGTATTTCGATGTGAGGCTGCTGCTCGAGACGAGCGATCCGCTGATTATCCCGTTCGTCACGAAATTCGAATGGACGATCGACGTGCCGGACCTGATCCAGCAGGGCGTAGAGATTGCCGTGCCATCGGGCGGCGTACGTGTGACGTATTCGAAGGCCTTCCATACAGACGCGGCCAGTCCACAAATCACCATTTTTGATGCGCTGGACGGTGATTGGGCAAAGCTCACGGCCACGGATCGCACGGGCTTCAACCTTCAACTTTTCAACGGCACGACAGCCAAGGCGGGTGTCGTGAACTGGATTACACAGGCATATTAGGAGTCGATATGCAGGAACTCAGTCAACTGCCCACCACGCCGCCATACTCTGGCGCGGACCTGGTGGCAGACACCAATAAGATTGCCCGCACTCTAGGAACGGATTTTGCTGGCCCAGACGATCCTGCCGCCATTGCGTGGCCATATTCAAAATGGGCGGACACCGCCAACAATCTGCAAAAGCGGCGCAATGCGGCAAATACGGCGTGGGAGGTCGAGTCGGAGCTGTTCCAGCGTTCGGCTCGCCGCAATGGCGATGGAACACAAAACTTCGACGCCGCCAGCCTGAACGGTGGCCCGCTCGCCGGGATGCGCAACCGGATCATCAACGGCGCTTTCCAAATCAATCAGCGCGGCTATGTATCTGGTGCAGCCACCACAGCTGGGCAGTACACGCTTGACCGATGGAAGGTTACTGGAACGAGCGGCATCACGTTTTCAACCTCGAACGGCAAAACCACTGTAACGATCCCCGCTGGGCAGACGCTCAAGCAGGTGATCGAGGGCATTAACCTGCCCGCAGGCGATTACGTGCTGTCCTGGGAAGGCACGGCGCAGGGGCGCGTGGATGGTGGGGCCTATGGGGCGTCTGGCACCGTTAAGGTGACGTTGACTGGCGGGGTGAACTCGACCGTCGAATTTAATTCCGGGACGCTCGCCAATGTACAGCTTGAGCCTGGGTCGATTGCGACGGCGTTTGAATGGCGCATTGACTCATTTGAATTCGACCTGTGCGCGCCATACTACGAGATTGTTGCAGTGCATGCATTCGGATACGAGCTTGCAGGGCAGAGCGTTGGGAACTACGCGAAATTTAAAAGGAAACGCGCAACCCCGGCACTTTCGTTCGGAACGCTAATCCACTCAACCAACGCCACATCGCTGTCTATCGCGTATATAAGGCTTGAGTCTTGCGCGGTATTCGCAAACGCGATTGCAAACGGCGCAACATATTTTGGAGCAACGGTTATCGCGGACTCGGAGATATAAACCATGTACCAACTCACTGATACCGATTCGGTCCTCCGTCTCTCGGATAACACTGTCATTCCTCCAGGCCACCGCTGGTATGACGAATATTTGGCATGGCTTGCTGCGGGCAATGAGCCTCAGCCGATCCCGCAGCCGCCCGCGCCGACGCTCGACGAGCTGCGCCAGTCCCTGCTCGACGCCGCCACGGCCAAGCGCTGGGAGGTGATGACCGGGGGCCTGACGCTGCCCAACGGGGTGCAGGTTGGTACGGCCATCGACGACCAGAACCGCATCACGTCGGTTGTCGCCAATGCCTCTTTGGCCGGCCTGGCTGACTCGGACGAGGTGGATTTCAAATCCGGCTCTGGCTGGGTGCGGCTCACCATTGCCGAGGTCAAGGCCGTTGCCGGGTTTATCGGCCAGTTCGTCCAGGCCTGCTACTCCGCCGAGCGAGCGCACCACGAGGCGATTGCCTTGCTCGAGACCGCCGAGCAGATCCACGGCTACGACGCAAGCGAGGGCTGGCCAGAAACAGAACCAACCTGACCCGGCCCAGATCCGGGTTTTCTTTTACGGCCCTGCCATTCGGCGGGGCTTTTTTCATTGGAGGCTGCCATGCCCCACAGGAGCCTGAAATTGAACGCAGAAATCGCCTCCGAGGCAATGAAAGCAGCACCCCCGGTCACCGTCACGGCTACCGCCCTGGCCGCGGGATGGAATCTGAACAACGTCATCGGCGCGGCCACGCTGGTCTACATCGTCCTGCAGGCGGGCTACCTGATGTGGAAGTGGCATCGGGATTGGCGCCAGTCGCAACGGGAGGGGTCTAAATGAAACTGATCCCACAATGGAAGCGAGCCTTCCGAATGTTCAGCGTGCAAGCAATGGTACTAGCCGGCGCGATCCAGGCGGCATGGGTCGCGTTGCCTGCCGACATGATGGATGCCATCCCCGATCCTTGGGTGCGCGGCATCACTATCGCGTTTCTGGTGCTGGGCGTCATTGGCCGACTGGTGGATCAGCCGAAGGTGAGCAGCGATGCGGATCATTGAATGGTTGTTAGGGCTGTTTCGCAGGCCGGTACACGCCAAGCCCGTCGAGCACGTTTCAAAGCGCGGCCTCGCCATCATCAAGGACTTCGAGGGGTGCAGGCTCACGGCCTATCAGGATGTGGTGGGGGTGTGGACGATAGGCTACGGGGAAACCAAGGACGTCTATCCTGGCATGACGATCACGCAGGATCAGGCCGAAGCCATGCTGCGCACTCGGATCGCACAGGACTTCGAGCCGGGAGTGCTTGTGGCGCTGAGTCGCCAACCGACGCAGCAGCAGTTCGATGCCATGGTGAGCCTTGCCTACAACATCGGCACCGGCGCGTTCGGCAAGTCCACGCTCGTCCGTAAATTCAACGCGGGCGACATGCAAGGCGCGGCTGACCAGTTCCTCGTATGGAACCGGGCGGGTGGCAAGGTCGTTTCCGGCCTCGTGCGCCGCCGAGAGGCCGAGCGGGCATTGTTCATGGAGGCGGCATGATCGAAGCGATTATCGGGGCTGTGTGGCCCTATGTGCTGGGCGTGTTGGCTCTGGTGGCCGGATGGATCACGGCACGCCAGTCAGGTAAGCAGGCGGGCAAGCAAGAGGCCCGCATCGAACAACTGGAGGCTGATGAGTCGGCCAGGAGGGAAAGGGATGGAGCTGCTGCGGAAATTGAGCGCCTGGACGATGACGCTGTTCGTGATCGCGCTCGCCAGCGGATGCGCGACGCCCGCCGGCGGTAGCTACTGCCAAGTGGCTCAGAGGCCGTTCGAGTGGCGTTCCGACGCCGAGATTGACGCGACACCCATCAGGCCGATGCGGTGGATCGAGACGGAGGCGGAGACGTGGGCGCGGGTGTGTGGGCAATAAAAAAACCCGCTGTCTGGCGGGCTGCTTTCTATCAAATGCGGAACATGTCGCGGAACAGATGCGGAACACTTCGTATCTGGCGAGTCTTAGATTTTCGTAACTGCTTGATTTTATTATGGTGCCCGGGGCCGGAATCGAACCGGCACGCCTTGCGGCGGGGGATTTTGAGTCCCCTGCGTCTACCAATTTCACCACCCGGGCATCGGAAGGATCGCCCCGTAGAATCCGGGGCGTGGCAGGAAAGGCGTAATTATACGCGAAACTTCGGGCTTGAAAAATCAAAGGGCCATCCCCATGTCTCCTCAATGGGATTCTCCCAATGGGGGAGGCGCGCGCCTCTCTTTTTTCGAACCTATTCTGACTTGACCGATTGATCATGACTCAAGCTGAGACGACCCATCCCGCCTCCGAAACCCTGGGCTTCCAGGCCGAGGTGAAGCAGTTGCTGCACCTGATGATTCACTCCTTGTACAGCAACAAAGAGATTTTCCTGCGCGAGCTGGTGTCCAATGCGTCGGACGCGTGCGACAAGCTGCGTTTCGAGGCCATCGACCAGCCGGACCTGATGCAGGGCGATACCGATCTGCGCATCCGCGTGGAGTTCGATGCCGAGAAGCGCACGATCACGATTTCCGACAACGGCATCGGACTGTCGCGTGACGAGGCGGTGGCCAATCTGGGCACCATCGCGCGGTCGGGCACGAAGGAGTTCTTCGCCAAGCTCACCGGCGACAAGCAAAAGGATGCGAACCTGATCGGCCAGTTCGGCGTGGGCTTTTATTCGTCCTTCATCGTGGCGGACAAGGTGTCGGTGCTCAGCCGGCGCGCGGGGGCCGAGGCCACCGATGCGGTGCTGTGGGAATCCGACGGGCAGGGCGAGTTCTCCATCACCCAGGTCGAGAAGGCGGATCGCGGCACGTCCGTGACCTTGCACCTGCGCGAGGGCGACGATGAATTCCTCAGCGGCTGGAAGCTGCGCGAGGTCCTGCGGCGTTATTCGGATCACATCTCGCTGCCGGTGCAGATGCTGAAGGAAGAGTGGGATGCCGAGAAGTCCGCGCAGGTCACGACGACCGAGTGGGAGACGGTGAACCAGGCCAGTGCGCTGTGGACGCGGTCCAAGTCGGACATCACCGACGAGCAGTACAAAGAGTTCTACAAGCACGTTGCGCATGATTTCGACGATCCGCTGGCGTGGACGCACAACCGCGTCGAGGGCCGCAACGAATACACGCAACTGCTGTATGTGCCCAAGCGCGCGCCGATGGATCTCTGGGATCGCGAAGGCCGGCGCGGGGTCAAGCTGTATGTGAAGCGTGTGTTCATCATGGACGACGCCGAGCAGCTGCTGCCCATGTACCTGCGTTTCGTGCGCGGGGTGATCGATTCGGCGGATCTGCCGCTGAACGTGTCGCGCGAGATCCTGCAGGAGAGCCGCGATGTGCGGGCGATCCGCGAGGGTTCGGCCAAGCGGGTGCTGTCGCTGCTGGAGGATATGGCGGAGAACAAGGCGGAGGATTACGCGACGTT